TGGGGACGGCGATAAGATCGTCCCACTACCCAACGCCGTGCCCGGTCATCCTAACCTAGGCACCGACAACATCGGAACATTCGGCTTCATTGAAGGACTAGATCTAGAAGTCATTAGTAGAGTATGAAAGACAATTGGTTAATAAGATGAGGGAGTTAGATGATAAGGGAATTGAACTTGAATGGGAGAGTGATATATAAGTTGATAGTAAATCATTGTTTCTACACATCGTAGACAACATCGCCCTACCCTTTGTAGGACGGCAACAATGCTTACTGCGTAATATTGGTTGAGGGACAATAGATGAATAATAAAGATAAGAAGAACCTGTTTGAGTTAATCAAGCATCTACCAACGGCGGACATAAACAACAACGACTTAAAAGAATTAGTGTTGCAGTTTATTGTTGAAGTTCCCCACGATGATCCCAATAGCAAGTTCGCTGCCAAGTCGCAATGCAAACTCTCAGCACTGAAACTACTATCCGATATAATCCGCAATGAAGACATGGGTAGTTATGAGGAGGAGTTGTTGGGTGTATTGGGTACAGGGGAAGAGGGAGATAAAGAATAGACATAGAGGGGGCTCAGTGGCTCTGTAAGACACCCTACCCCCTATCCCCATAGTAGACCATTGGAAAAGAAATAGAAGGCGCTAGGCTTAAATGCTTGGCGCCTTTTCTCGTATACCATATACACTACGCTACGCTATATGTATGGCAACGTAAAATAACATATATATGACCCCCAAAAAAAAGGCATATATATATAAAAAAGGTATTTACAAAGGGGGGAAATAGGATTATGGGCTACGAATTATTTCTCTGGCTATTTCCACCTCCATAATAGAAAGGCTGACAGAGCTTCGCTCTAATCGAACTTCTACCAAAAACTGATATTTAAATAGAACTCACCTAGGGGTATATACAAATGAAAGAAGAAGAACCAGACAAGAAACAAGAAGAATTAACACGTAAGGCTGCACAAGCCATTTTAGAAACAATGGGTAAAGATCCCGGTAGCTTACTTAAAGATGCTGAGATGATCACCATTACTATCCTAAAAGACTTACCTGATGAACTTAAACCTAAGAAGAAGGCTAAAGAGAAGGTTGAGGTCGAAGAGGAAGAGGAAGTTGAGGAAACTTCTTCAGAAAAGTCACCTAAGGAAAAGAAAGGTGATGACGTAGACGATAGACCCCCATGGCTTAAGAAGAAAGAAAAAGTCGAAGTTGAAGAAGAAGAGGAGGAAGATTAATGGCTAAAATTATGCCGCAGATTACAACATCTGCAACATCTACATCTGATGTACCAACACAGAAATTTGCTGGTGTTGATGCTGCTGATGCTAATAAGATTGTTGTCGTAACTTCTGACCCCACTAGTGGTGATACATTTGACTACACCGCCGCCTCTGCTATTACAGCCGATGGTTGGGATGCTTCTTCTACCCCTAATCTTGTTACTGAGGCTGCGTATACCAAGGTTGGTATTGGCAACGCTGCCCCCGCCACTACAGTTCACATTGGCGACGACAGTACCACGACTGCAACTGTGGTTCGGTTTGAAACCGACGACGCTTTCGTGGACATGGGCATCGCGCAGTCGGCTTCCGACATGCTGCCCACCGCAAACGCGCAGGCGTTTGTCATCAACAACAACGGGAACAACGGCGACATGCTGTTCGGCACTAACGACACCCAACGAATGATCATCGATGTTGCTGGCAACGTCGGGATCGGTACGGATAGCGACCCGCCCAACGCCCCTCTGGAAGTCGTCAGCACCTCGACGCAGTTGCAGCTTTCTTATGATGGTACTGATAACTGCACCCTAGGTGTTGATGACTATGGGATGTTAACAGTCACACCTTCTGGTGGGACGATTACAAATACTGCTGCCAATGGTGTCATCAATAGCGCTGCGCTCAGGACCAAGGGTGCACATACACATCCAGATACTTTCATCAAGAATACACACTTACCCGTCCATGGGTCAGGTACATCTAATAACTGGCTTTATGTTAGTGCCGGCAAATATAGCAATTCACAGTTGACCGCACCTTCATCAGGTGCAGATGCAATTAGGCTTATCAAATGGCAACCTGCTTCTGCGTATTCAGATGGCAATACTTATCAGATTATTCTACCATCTTTGGATGCAACATGGTCAAGCTCATCCAACTATGTAAGTTATAAGATTGTCGTTCAACAAGATACTACAATGGGCTCTTGGTCTTCTGCCGTTTACCTACAGTTGTCAGGCGAAGGCGGATCTGATACCATTAATGGTAGCGCTAGCGATTATACCTTTGATGCAATTAGTGGTACCAGTATGTCAGCAAAAGACCGGACAATTGATGTGGCTGGCTACTTTGATGGAAGCATAACTGTCTGGGAAGTTATTCGCGTTGCACAGTGGAGCTAATGGAGTTTGCCAAAGCAATCTAAGAAAACTTTAACAGAAGTTAAGAAGTGCCAAGAGGACTTTGACCACTTCTGTCAATATCTTAAGATAACCAATAAGAAGGGTAAGCTCGTACCCTTCAAACCTAACACTGCACAGAAACAGTTTTATAAACAACTTAACTCGAATCCTTGGATCTATACTCTTAAGGCTAGGCAGTTGGGTATGTCAACTGCAATTGCTGCTAGGTTATTCTGGAGGGTTCTGTTCACCCCCAACTTTAAGTGCGCTGTTGTCGCACATACTCATCCTGCTGTAAAAAATATCTTCGAGATATATCGGAGGTTCTATTCGAACCTGCCTTCGTTCTTGCAGTTCAAGTACGACGCGTCTTCCACCAATGAACTTAAGTTCTTTCATGGTGGTACTCTTAAGGTGTCGTCAGCATCGTCCTCACATTTTCGTGGGTCGACCTTCCATGCAATCCATGTATCGGAGCTTTGCTTCTATACCAATCTTAAAGAATCAATTGCTGCTATCTTCCAGACAGCAACTGACAATGCAGAGATCATTATTGAAACTACAGCCAATGGTCTTAACGAAGGTTATCAATTGTGGATGGAAGACAGTGGCTTTGATAAGTTCTTTATTCCATGGTTTAAGGATCGCAACTATAAGACGAAGCTCCCCTTACCTAACAAGACAGGATGGGAGTCTGATTATCAGTCTGAGTATAACCTCTCTGAAAGACAGATTGCTTGGGTTAGACAAACCATTGATACCAAGTGTGCTGGTGATCTTAACATCTTTCATCAAGAGTATCCCGCCTCTCCTTCACTAGCATTTATTACAACAGGTACCAAGTTCTTTAGGCATACCTATCCTGAGGCATTGTTAATCAGTCAGGAAGGTTTAATTGAGTACAACCCTCCCAGAGAATATCGTTCTTATATTATTGGTGTTGATACTGCGGGAGGCTCACCTGATGGTGACTACTCTGCAGCTTGTGTCATTGATGTTACCAACCACTTAGCCATGGAGGTGGTGGCTACATATTATGCCCATAAACCTATCTCAGTGTTCGCACAAGACATCCTAGACCTATCCAATAGGTATAACGCCTTGGTTGTTATAGAGTCTAACAATCACGGTGTGGCAGTCATTGAGAAGTTCCAAATGGCTAACTATCCGCATCTATTTAGAAGGGTGACGTATGATAAAGCTGGTGATCGTTATATTGAGAAACTAGGCTTCAACACCTCTGCTCAAACTAGACCGCTAATGTTGTCTAGAATTCAGGAGAACATTAATAAGATGTCGCTTGCTCCTGTCTGTCAGAGACTTAAGTATGAAATTAATTCTTTTGTATATAACAACAATGGTCGACCAGAAGCAGCTACAGGACAACATGATGACCTTGTATTCGCTGCCTCACTAGCTTTGATGGGTCTAGACCAAGCAGATTATTATATTGCAGAAAAGACACTGGGTAAACGACCCGGGTCGCTTGCAGAGAAATTAAAATTCGAACTGAATACTGGTAAACTATATTCTAATCAACAGGAGTGGAATGATGATGAGTGGGAATCAGCATCAGCTAGCTCCTTGGGAGAACAAATGAAATGAGTAAAGTCAACTGGGAAGAACTGAATGAGAAAGTAGCAAACATGAAACCTCGTAGGAAGGGTAGCTCACAACTTACTTTTAGAGAGATTGAAGAAATCAAAGAGAAAGTATGGTGGGAAGAGTACGACGTCCCGGGCGGCATAGTTAAATTAGCCGAGGAATACAACTGTCCTAAGGGGTTAGTCTCTAGATATAAAACCATGACCGCGCAAGGCAAAGGGTGGAAAGGTTGATTATTCAGTTTTGAGGTATATTTAATATGACAAAAAGGGCTTTGTCATCGTGGCAGCCACGTTAATACTGGAGGAATTTATGAGCCTATTAGATAAAGAGTCGTTAAACAAATTGGGGAGTTCATTAAATGAATTTAGCCCCGACACTTCATTCGACTCGGAGGTGACCGAGGTAGTAGAAGAAACTCAGGAGTCTGCTCCTGTAGAAGATCCTACCCCCTCTGAAGGAACCCGCGAGGGTTCTTCTTCAACAGAGACAGAAACACAGGACGAGTCTGGTCATGCGATTCCATATGGCAGATTTAAGAGTGTAGTTGAGACTAGGAATACACTGCGGAGTGAGAACGATACTCTCAAAGCTCAACTAGAAGCAATGAAGACGCAATACGCTTCTTTGCAGCAACCTGTTGCTGGGTCTGTAGATCATTCTGAACCTGAGGTCAAGAGTTCTTGGCTAGATGATTACATGAATGATAGTGATTCTGTTTCTCATAGTACAGTGGAAACTGTTACTGATGAGAGATACGGTGCTTTGGAAAGTCGGATTCATCAATTCGAAGTTGCTAAGGCACAGAATGAATTGCAAAAGGAACTTGTAAGCGCAATTGATAAGTACCCTGCTGTTAATGAGCAGGTTCTTCTTCATGCTGTTGTGCAAGATCCTAACGTTAGCGTGATGGATGTAGCGGAAAGGTATAATACATTTATCGCGTCAATTGAAGAAGGTGCAATCGCTAGGCACTCAAAGGAACAGAAGACAAAGAATTCTGCTCCCCCGAGAGTCAAGGGTGTTTCTTCAGATGATCGTGCCCCTGGTAGTACAGGAGCCGATACTAAACCTAGGACAATGAAGGATGCCAAACAGGCTGCATTGTCCTTTCTAAAAGACATGGAATTCTAAGGAGGATATAAATCATGGCTACTGCTGATATTGATTCCCTTGGGGCTATTTTAAAAGAGTTTTATCTTGGACCCCTGCAGGAACAACTAAATAATGAGGTACTTGCCCTCGATCTGTTTGAAAAAGCTACCGTTGACTGGAACGGTAAGCAAGTAATTATTCCAGTTCACGTTGGAAGGAACACAGGTGTTGACTACACTACAGAAGGTGGTACGCTACCTACTGCTACTCGACAGTCTTTTGCAAATCTGACTGTCACTGCTAAGTTCCTATATGGTAAGTTCCAGATTACTGGTCCTGCCATTTCTGCTGCCAAATCTGGTGGTAAGAATTCATTCATCGGTTATGTTGATGCCGAAATGAATAAGTTGGTTGATGATGTTCGTAACTCTGCTAATAAAACCTGTTTCTCAGGTGGCGATGTTGTCGGCTTCTTGAATGAGAAAAAGGATGCAGGGATTGGTGTTGCATGGGACTTTACTGGTGATATCGCTAAGGCTCAGGCAACGCAGGATACTCTACAGGCTGAAGGTAACGAGTTGGCTTTTGATGTTGTCCAGATGGACACCTATGCGGTAATCGGTGATGATATCCTAGTAGGAAACATTACTGATGGCATGCTTACAACTGGTAAGGTCGATCTAGAGAATGCATTAAATACCAGTCTTGTTCCAGAAGGTGTCGCTCTTGCTTGTGTGATGGTTGAGGATGGTGGTCAGGCAAGTGATGGTATTACTGCCTTGGCTGCTGAGCCTACTGGTATCTTCGGAAACCTCTCTAGTGTTTCACACTTTGGAGTTGATCGTTCTGATGCTGGTGGTGACAATGAGGCTCTACAGTCTGTTGTTCACTGTGTACAGAGTGATGATGGTGATGGAGATCCACGGGCTGATGTTAGTCTTGGTGAGCTACAGAGGCTTCTTGATGATATTTCAATTGCCTCTGATAGTGTTCCTAATCTATTCTTGGTGCATCCTAGTTTCCGACAGGAGTATGCTCAGATTCTTCTAGGCACTTCTGCTGGTAATCTTACCAAGGAAGTTAGCAATGTTGGTAAGGCAGACGGAGGTTTCTCTTCCTTGTCTTACAACAACATCGCAATGCGAGTGTCGCGGCATGCTCCTAAGGGTGCTGTTATTGCACTAAAGACTGATACTTGGAAGCTTTGCGAACTTGAGGGTGGAGGCTTCGCTGATCTAGATGGTGCGGTACTTAGTCGTTCTTCAAACACTGATGAGTGGAGTGGCTTCTATCGTTGGTACTACGACACAGTTTGTGTCCGACCAAATGCTAATGGCATGCTAGTTGGACTCAACTACCCAGGTGCTGCATAAGCCTTAGGCTAGATAGACTAAGCTAGTAAGGGGCAGGATGGTTTTTCCTAACTGTCCTGCCCCTTATTTTATTAAGGAGAGGATGTGGAGAATCTAACACCAGTTTTTATATTTCTAATAGTTCTATTTGGAATCCAAGTGAATGTAATTGCTTGGTTTTTTATTAGGAAGATGCATCGATCTCTCAAGTTAGATAAAGAACTTCAGCAGTTAAATTCTGTTGAAAGCGTAACAGACATAGGGAGTATTGACGCATGGCACTAAAAGGATTCGAATCATCAAAGCAACGCAGTAGATACGAGGATGCTGTAAAGGCACGTAGAGAAGCTGCTAATAAAATGATAATTGAGGCTGAAGCTGCTAGTAAAGCAGGCGTAGGTGGGAATATAGAATGGGTAGGCAAGGGCTTGGGCACTATAGGTGGCGCTCTTATTGGATCATCAGTGGGCATGCCGGTGGCAGGCGCCATGGCTGGTTATAAGGCTGGCGAGGCTCTGGGTACTACTGCCTCCGGAGTATACCAAGGAGATTCAGAAAAGGTTGCAAGCGGTGTTGTTAGTGGAGTATCACAAGCCGCTGGTGCTGGTCTTTTTGATGAAGAAGCTGCAGTAGCAAATGCAGTGAGTGATGCACCATCAGGAGTTGACCTAGGTTCTTATCAACTTGAGGCTGGTGCTGATGTTGCTGCCGGCGCAGAAGTCCTTGCGCAACTGAGCCCGCTGCAGCAACGATTATATAATGGTCTTACCCCAGAATTAAAAGCAAAGTATATACAGGATCAAATAGCGCTAAAGATGTCCGAAGGTAAGCTTACGGGTTTTAAATAATGGCTTCTAAATTTCCTAATACATTCGCAAAACAAATATCCAAGTCACAACAAGAGAAGGTAGCTGTGACTCGCTTATGGGACTTATGCTTACTCTATCTTGAAGGACAACAGTATGTTTCATACGATCGAACCCTACAACAGTATGCAACCACTACCACTCAAGGACGTCCCACCAAGTATGTAATCAATCTTCTTATAAACATTTATAGACACATCACTTCTAAACTATCAGTTGAGTATCCCTCAATCTCAGTCCTACCTGCCTCTCCTTCCACCGAAGACGTTATAAAAGCTAAGTCCTCAGAAGAAGCAATTAAATACTTCTGGCATCAGAACAATATGAAAGGCACTATTCATAGCGCTATGAAGTGGCTGATATCATGTGGCAATGCCGGTCTTCACACTGTTTATGATCCCAGTACTGACACAGTAAGAGTGGAAGTAGTTGCCCCTTATAACATTTATTATGAGCCTGGTGTTCGTTCTGCAGAAGATTCTAGATGGGTTGCAGTTAGGACAATCGTTCCTAGGTCAGATCTTGAAGCTGCATTTCCTAAAAAGAAGAAAGCAATTTCGGACATGGTCGACTCTACCTACCAAATTGATGGTCCACAAACACAAGGATCTAATGTACCACTAGAGAATAGAATCGATGTATATGATGTATATTATAGCGATGGTCGTTATGGTATCTATGCCGGCAACGAGTGGTTGCACGAAGGTACGTACCCAGCTAATTCCAAACCACTAGTATTAATGCAATACACTGACGTTCCATTCAAGTTATGGGGTATCGGTCTTATTGCAAACCTGATTGATCTTCAGTCTCTTTACAATCGTTCTAGAAATCAAATCATTGAGAATGTAGACTTGATGAGCAATCCTAAGTGGCTAATTCCTAAGACTGCTGGTGTTGCGCAAAGTGCTATTAAAGGCAAGCCAGGAGAAAAGGTTTATTATAACTCCGCTGGAGGCAAGCCTGAACAGATTTCAGGCGCAGCCTTACCTGCGCATGTCCTAGCAAACGTTCAACAATTGCAGAATGAGATGTTAGATGTTGCCGGGCTTCACTCAACATCGATGGGCAAGAGAGCAGTTGGTATCAACTCTGCTGCTTCCATTAACGCACTATCACAAAATGATTCTTCTCAATTACAGATGACTCAACAAGATGTAGAGCTTGCGATTAAAGATGTAGCCTCCTCTGTATTGCTTTATATGCGTGAGCATTATGGTGAAGCAAAGATGATGAGGATGATGGATAGTACCGGCAAGGTTGTCTTCAAGGCAATTCAAGGTACTGATTTAGTGGATACCCCAGAGATATTCCTAGAGGCTGGATCTCTATTCAGAGATGAAACTAATGACCGATTCCAGAAGGTTATCCAAATGCTGCAGCTAGGTGTTATCAGCAAAGATGATGCAATGAGAGAACTAGCGCTCAAGACTTCTAATAAGTTCTTGTTAGATAAGATTGCTTCTATGTCTCATGCACAAGACATGCTCAAAGGTGTCATTGCTGGTAAGTCGATTCAGATATTCCCATCAGATGATACTGAAACCTTTATTGAAGTCTTCCAAGATTTCATGCGAACAGAAGAGTTCTATGATCTAGAGCCTAGAATTCAAGATAACATTGCTTCTTACTTCGAAGAATTCCATGCTGCTCAGGGTGCACAAATAGAAGATGTAAGGGAAAGAGAAATGAACAAACAACCTTCTGCTCAACAGATGAGGAATATAGCCGCACAAAAGACGGGTAAACTTAGTGCAGCGCTATCACCATCCAAACCCCAAGACGTGTTCGGCGCCATGCCCACACAACAAGGACAGGCAGGCGGTTTAACTAGCCGAAGAGGTCCACAAAGAACTCAACCTACTCCTGAAGAGGTTGCTAGCAAAAGGGCTGAGGCTCTGGGCGGTGGATTTGGAGGGACTAAATAATGAATATAGGTCAAGTCAAATCGCTGTTTAGAGATTATATTGATGAGGCAGATACAACCTTTATAACAGATGCTAACGTAGCGCTATACTGCAAGATTGGTTATGATCAGTTTAGATCAGTTGTGAACTCGTATGATCTGAGTTTCTATCAGGCAGACTATGAATTTTCATTAGTTGATGGAGAATTAGATCTAGAAACAACGGCGCCTACTGATGAGGCAGGTAAATTCCTATTAGGGGATCCTACCAATAAGCCCACCAAGGGGCAGCTAGCTAGTTTAGTTAAGATAGCCTCAGTAACTGCAGGTAATCTATTGCCTGCTTTTTATTATTCGGCTGCACAAGATAGAGAGGAACTAACTGTATTAGCAGATTCTTTTGTAATGGAAGGATCTGTATTACGCTTTTCTAGAAAGGCTACAGACACTATTCGAATCTATTATGTTCCTAGGGCTACGATAAACTTTACTGAAGCAGATGCAACTCTTATCGATAACCTTACAGAATTCCACGATCTTATCGCACTATATGCATATCGTAGTTATGCTATTAGAGATGGAGCATCGAATCCACAGATTGAGGCACAAGGTAAAGATAGACTTGCAGCATTCATAACATATCTTGAAAGAGGTAGGATCATCGGCGCCGCCAATCATGTGGGGTACGTTGATTAATGGCTGTCAAAGGTACTGAAAAGGAATTACTTACTGATGGCATCGACGTCGATAAGCAATCAAAGGGTCCCTTTATCCAGAATATGGATAGACACCTCAATTGGAAGGTACGCAAGGGCTTTGGTCAGGCAGCACAATTTGACTCTACACTAGGTCTAAATAATGTCGAGTACAGACAACACCTAGGATCCCACTATATTAAATCAAACTTTGGTCACGAACAGATTGTTACTGTGATTGCTGCGCGTGTATATACGGGCAACCTTATAAAAACTACTTCTAGAACCACTATGACTACAGATACTTGGAAGGCTGCAGGATCTAGTGGTATGTATAATACAGCATACCTATTAAGTATTTATGATATTACCACAGATGAACTTTATGAAGAGTTGCTTCATAATAAGACTGAAGATTCATCTAGAATGCTCCCACTGCAACATGGGCTTTACGAAACAAACGATGATGTAAATTATGAAACCTATATTCGTGCGCAAGAAGGTCGACAACTATTCTTTGAAGAGGTTAATGATACGCTTTACTTTGGTGACGCTCGTTTAGGTTGTTGGGCTTATATTCCAACAACAATTAGAAAGTTAAATTCTAAACAAGTACATGCAGAATGTGGATTTGATTGGGCTAATTGGGATAGTGAAAGTTCTATTGTCCGAAAAATGGTACCTAATGATGGTGATTATGCAGATCGTTATGTGTATCTAACAAAGTCAGAGTTCCCAAAGCCAAATGATATCACATCAGTATTTGGTAGGGTTGTGTATGTGGATGATAAAACCCTTTGGTTTAGTGATGTAGGAAAGCCTGGAAGCGTTTTGGCAGACAACTATGTTGTTATCCCATCGGAGAATGCAATTACTGCAATTGAAGAACTTGCCGGCAACATACTCATCTTTACTGAGAGTGAAACATTCTTCTACCGAATTACTGAAGGCGGACTTCTCCTATCAGGCGGGACGCTACAAAATGTCTCAAATCATATCGGCTGTTTAAATCCGAATTCGCTTGTCAAAGCAGAAGGAAGTGTTTTGTGGGCTGACGATGATGGTGTATACAGCACCAACAATGGTTTGGCAATTAATAAAATTTCAATTGGTATAGAGAAGCTTTGGTTAGATAATATCAGTAATCCATTAACACAGTATTATCAAGCACTTGGGCTTATTGATGCTGCGGATCTAGCCAATGAAAACACATCTATACTGTTTAAGTTTGATTCTAAAAACGTACATATAGAGTTTGATCATATTAGAAAGAGTTTGATCTTTGCTATTCCACAGCAAGACTTTGCAATGATTTTAAATAGCGATGGTTGGAGTGTGTGGAACTTTGAGTCTATGGCTGCAGCTAATGGTACTATCAAAGCAACTAAGAATATTAAGAAGCCATTCTTTGTAATGGGCGATGAAGCATTATATATGGTGGGATCTAGCGAGGCATATACAATATCAGACGATTCAAAATTTACACAGCCTGCTACCGATGCTGATATGAATGAGGACTGGACAACAAACTCATATTATATTTTAGAGTACGGTCGAGGAGGTGCTTTAGATAGAAGCGTACAGTGGAGCAAGTCAGAAGATAGACGATTGATTAATGGTAAATATTATAAGATGTCGTCAGATACTGCGCCATATGTTCCTAATGATGCCAATAAAAATGTAGTATTGGTAGATCCATGGGTGCCAGTTGATGCTGGATATCAACTTAACAATACTATTGTGCCGCCTGCTACACCTTCTAGTTCAGACTTTGTCACAACTGCTGGGGATATATTCTTACTTCCTTTCTCCATTGTACCAGCAGAACCCTACGCCTTTGGTGGAACATTCCCTAAGTTACCTAATAAACTTATTATTCAGTTCTTCTTTGATAATAACTTGTGGGTACCAGTATTTCAAGGCGCCACCGCCGCAGCAGTT